AAATCGTCGAATTCCATTTTTTTTTAAATTCGATTTTTAAAATGAATTTATCATTTTTTTTAATTTATATAAAGTTATTTTATCTCTCTTTATATAAATTTATAAGATTTATGTATAGGTCTATTTATTTTATAATCTTATCATTTAGCCAAAACATCGTTTTTAATTATTATCTATTTCTATTTGCTATATTTCCGACCTATTTTAAAAACTCTGTTGTAAATGCTAAAAAAACGTCTGATTTATATTATAATAAAATGATGTTATTATATTTCACTGATGATATCTATAATAAATATCATATCGACCTAATTAATGTTCATGCCAATATTATCAAATATATTAATCGTGAGAAAAATGAAAATGATGATAATAATGACGATAATAATGAAAATGACGAAAATAAAAATGATAATATTAGTGTTATGAGTGATTTAAGTGACTTGAGTGACATGAGTGAATTTAGTAATGTTAGTAATTGTTGCGAGGAATGATAGTATTACATAAACCTAGTTTTAAAGCTTCTTTTGAATTTATCATTCTAAATTTACTTTTGATATTTTCTATCATTTCATCAGTCATTTTTGTTTTTTCTTTTAATATTTTGCTAATTATGTTAAATATTAATTGTGTATTTTTTATATTATCATCTATTAATAAACTTGATTTATTATGAAAATATAAAATATTACATATTATTGGCACATAATCAAACATAAATATTTGGTCACAATATAACATCGGCAATAAATCGTCAATACTTATTGGACCGTCTATTATTGCATATGTTGGCTGTTTTATATTTAATATCCTTGGTATTAAATTTAATGTCTGAAATATTGTCAAAGTATTTTTTCGTTCATATGTATCATCTGTATTTATTGATTTATCAATACAATTATCTTGTCTCGGATGTATTATAACAGGTGATAGATTATCTTCAAACAATATTTTATCAATATGTGATATTGTATTATTACATGTAATTTTAATATTATTGTTAGGACTGTTTATAACGTCATATATATTTTTTTTAATTTCTGCTGTCTTTTTATGTTTTTCTATTTTTATTATTCTATCTACTATTCCCTTTTTTAAACAAAATTTAGCATCTAATAATAAATCGTGTTGTAATAATTCTATCAATTCATCGTGTTTGAATTTTGTTCGTTCTTTATACATCTCAATTATTTTATTAAAATATGTATCATATATTTCTATCATATTATGTAATTGTGTCTGTTTCTTTCTTTGCGTTATTCCTGATACCGAATATCCATGTATTATACAATAACCATAATTTGTTATCAATCTGTATGGACTTATTACTGAAAGAAATGTTGCTGCAGAACAGCTATAATTATCAACTATTGTAGCTATCGGTGTTTTACTCATAGTAAAAATACTAAACAAACGCATACCATCTGTTACATTTCCTCCTTTTGATGATATATGTATTAATATTGGTTTAGGTTGTTTTATAGCTCCATTTTCTGTTTTTACTTCTTTGTTTGCATTATTTATATCTTCTATTAGTTTATCAACACTGTCATCATTTACTTCATTGTTAAAATAAATATGAGTTAGCTTATTGCTGAAGAAATCATTATCAGACATATTTTTAAATATGCTTATGTCCATTATTTATCTATTATAATAATATATATATAATCATACATTTTACTTATAATTGATTTATATTTATTGTCGTCATACAAATAAGTATTTAACATTTTTTTGTAAATTTTATATGGGTTTATTTTCATTATTGCCATTGTTAGCAAATACGCCAAAAAGATATAAAGACCGATTATTAAATCTTTATATGTCGTTTTAGAATTGTAAATTAATAATATAGGTATTATTTTTATTATGACATTTATAATTATGAATTTTATTATATTATAATTGTTTGCACCCATAAATATCAAATATAACCATTCCCCGAATGTTATTATATATCCTATTATCAATATTATTAATGGATTGTATTTTGTCAATTTAAAATAATATAATAAAAACCAAACGAATATCCAATAAGAAAATATCTCAAACATTTAAGATTTTGAAGCTTTATCTATATTAAATAAATGTTTAATATTAATGATATGAATAATGATATTGATTTATCAAATGATAAATTAATTAAAGGTATTTCTATGGATTGTAATGTTATTTATGAAATTGTCGATAGTTTAATCATCGGTGGCGAATGTTCTATTGTTCTGCCTTATGATAATATTTTTTATAATAAAAATGATAGTGATTATATCTCTTTTCGTAAATTTCTTTTGAAAAGCTGTGATTTAAAAGAAATTATTTATTTACCTACTGGAATGTTTAATAAGAATTTTAAATTGGTTTTTTTGTATTTTATTAAAACAACTGAAAAAACTAATAAATATCAAACTGTAAATACTAATTTTTATGATTATAATTTCTTTGACAGTTCTAAAGAACTTTTAGCTTCCGCTAATATCAATGATTTTATTATTAATAACTGTTCCTTCAATTATATTGACTATGTCAAAGAAACTTTGATAACTCCTGAATTTTATATTATTAAATCTCTTTCCGATATTGCTATTATTTCTTATGGAGATTGTGGTTTTGATATGGATAGCAGTAATTCTTCTGATAAATATAAAATTTATGGGTGCAAAGATGAAACCAAAAAAACGAATAAATATAATAGAGATGGTTTTAATATTATTGTGACTAAATATAAAGTATTTTTGACTGATGAGAAATTATTTCTTAATAATTATGCCGTTTCTGTAAAACCTAAAACTGATATTATTTCACATAAATATTTGGCTTATTATCTTTTCTATAAATATAAAAATATTAATTTGAAAACTTTGAAAAAATTACAAATTTCTATTCCTTCCGCTGAAATTCAAAAAGAAATTGTTGATTTTATCGATAATAATGATAAGACAATTAGCAATTTAAATAATCAAATTGACGAACTCAAATTGAAATCTTCCATTTTGTTTTATAATATAAATTGATTTAAAGACTTATATTATTAATATTATTATAAAATACTAGCATTTCAATATGTCAAAAGAAGATAATGTAGGCATCGGAATTGACCTTGGTACAACGACTAGTTGTGTTGCTGTTTGGATTGGAGACCGTGTAGAAGTTCTTCCAGACCATCAAACAGGCTCTCGTATTATTCCTTCTTATGTTACTTTCACAGATGATGAAAAATTGGTTGGTGATGCTTCTAAAAATGTTTCAACTATGTATCCTAAAACATCATTTCATGATATTAAACGTCTAATTGGTCGTAAATATGACGATAGTTATGTTCAGGCCGATAAGAAATTGTGGGCGTTTGATGTAAAATCCGATGCAAATAATAAACCAGTTTTGAATTTCGAATATAAAGGCGAACAAAAAGAACTATATCCTGAGGAAATTTCAGCGATGGTTCTTTCTCGTCTAAAAGAAACAGCTGAAGCTTATTTGGGTCATCCGGTAAAAAAAGCCGTTGTAACTGTTCCGGCTTATTTCAATGATAGTCAGCGTCAAGCCACAAAAGACGCTTGTATTATTAGTGGAATGGAATGTTTGCGAATTATTAATGAACCAACTGCTGCTGCTATTGCTTATGGTCTTGATAAAATTGCTGAAAACGAAAAAGAAAAGACTATTCTTATTTTCGATGAAGGTGGTGGAACTCATGACCTTTCAATTTTAAGTATTGATGGTGGTATTTTCGAGGTAAAAGCAACAGCTGGTGATACTCATCTCGGCGGGTCTGATATTGATAATCTCATTGTTGATTATCTTTGTGCGGATATTAAAAAGAAATTCAACAAAGATATTAAAGAACATCCAAAAGCCCTCAAGCGTCTTAATATTGCCGCTGAAAAAGCTAAGAAGAATTTATCAACTACTACTTCGGTACCTATTGAAATTGATTCACTTTTCGATGGTGTCGATTATATGACTACTATTAGTCGTGCCAAATTCGAACAATTGGCTGAATCGTTTTTTAATAAATCTATTGAGCCAATTGGAAGAGTTCTTCAAGATGCTAAAATCTCTAAATCAGATGTTGATGAAATTGTGCTTGTTGGTGGTACTACTCGTATTCCAAAAATTCAAGAACTTCTAAGTAATTATTTTAATGGTAAGCAATTGAATAAATCTCTTAATCCAGATGAAGCTGTAGCTATTGGTGCTGCTATTCAATGTGCTATCCTTACAGGTCAAGGAAGTTCAAAAACAAATGACTTGCTTCTTTTGGATGTTGCTCCGCTTTCTCTTGGAATTGAAACGAGTGGAGGTGTTATGACTAAGATTATTGAAAGAAATACAACAATTCCAACTAAGAAATCTCAAACCTTTTCAACATATTCAGATAATCAACCAGGAGTTGATATTAAGATTTATGAAGGCGAACGAGGTTTTGTGAAAGACAATAATCTACTTGGGTCATTTAATCTAAGTGGCATTCCACCAATGCCACGCGGACAACCTAAGATTGTTATTGATTTGTCTATTGATGTAAATGGTATTCTTGAAGTCACAGCCAAAGAAGAAAGCACTGGCAAAACTAATAATATTAAAATTACTAACGATAAAGGACGACTATCTAAAGAACAAATTGAAGAAATGGTCAAAGCTGCAGAGAAATATAAAGAAGAAGACGAGAAAAACAGACAACTAATTGAAGCTAAGAACGAACTCGAGAATTATCTTTATAATACTAAAAATAGTCTTTCGACTAAAGCTGAAGGAGCACCTGAAAATTTTGATGAAATCAAAGCTGAAATTGACCCGGTTGTAGATGAGGCTCTCAAATGGCTTGAAGAAAACCCGAAACTAGCAACAGAAGATTATAAAAATAAACAAAAAGAATGCGAGGAAAAAATCAAACCTCTAATTACTAAACTATATGGTGCAGTTCCACCAATGGGAGCAGGTGGCGAAGGAGGACCCATTCCACCTTTCCAAACATCTACAAGTGAAGGAGTAGAAGGCGGAGGCCCAAAAGTAAAGGTCAATATTAATGATGAAGACCTTGATTAACTTTTTCTAATAAATAATCTATTTGTTTTTGTTGTTCTTTTATTGCTTCAACCAATACAGGAACTATTTTTTCATAACTTATTGTTAAATAATTATCGCCCGATTTTGATATTATTTCATCATTTTCATTAAGTTTCATATCAAATGGTGCTATTTTAACTATTTCAGGAATAACCTTTTCAACGTCTTGAGCACTTAAGCCGATTTCTTGTTTATTATTAGAATATCCGAACGATTTCTGCCATTATCCTTTATTATTAAAATAGAATATTTAAAAATTCAGGTTTTTCAGGTAATACATAATTATTCATCGTGAAATCCCTTAATGCTTGTCTGTATTCTTTAATTATTGATAATTTTTCAGCTGCTATTGGGTAATCTGGTAGTAAATATTTATCAGTATCTAAAAGTAATCTATTTCTTTCCATTTGTATGCTTTTTTGTTGTGCTTGAATTAATTTAAGTCTATTTTCAATTGGTATTTCATCTATAGATTTATAACTAAATATTTCTGGCATATATACATTACTTAATGATGAATTCATAATTAATCCTATAATGTTATGATATTTTTAATTAATACCAATATTCTACAATATTAAATACTTGTCCTGCAGTTCCTCTACCAATCCATAATACAGTACCACTAGTCCATTGAGCTGTAAAATAGTATACATAATAATCTAAACCTCCATAATTTAATATATAGCCGGGAGCAAACGACACACCAGATTGAATGCCTGTAGCTGAAAATACTCCATATCTATTAGAAGGACCGCTAATATGTATAATGACATTGCTATATCCTTTATATTTTATATTTATACCATATGTATTACCATCAGGCACCACATAATTAAAACTGCAAATTAGAGGCTGACTAAAGCTGTTATTTACAATTCCACTACAATTAAAACTACCATTTACATTTAAAGCATAAGTTGATGTATCAGTCGTTCCTATGCCTACATT